GCTTGAGACCCTGAAATAGTTGTAGTATCCCCTGCTAAAGCTGTAGTAGCCGTAGTGCCTAGTTGTAGTGTCGGCTGGAAAGTTACCAATCCAGAACCATCTGTAGTAAGAACCTGGCCTGCCGTACCATCGGACGTAGGGAAAGTGTAAACGTCGTTTATTTTAAGGACACCTGTTTCGCTAACAGATAACTTATCGACTCCTACGTTGTTTTGAACAATAAAACTAGGATTAGTGGGGACATTATCATCGTCATAATCTAGCTTTACGACTACGTTACCGTTAGAGCGTATTTCAAGGTCGTCAGTATCAAGCGCTGGATTACCTTGATTCGTTGTACCTATTACGGAGGTTCCAGCCCCTTTAAAGGTCAAAGAGTTCGCTTGAACGTTTTTTAAAATAGCCTGAGATCCGCCGCTCTGCTCAATGTCTCCGTCAATATCGACATTTTTAAGAGCGCTATTACCCGCCACAACGTTAAGCCCTCCTCCAAAAATATTAACCCCCCCAGTAAACGCTTTTGTACCTGCTATCGTCTGATTGCCTGTAGTCATAACGGCACCCGAAGCTAATACGTTTGTCGCGTCAGTTACATCAGCCCCTGCTTCAATCCCTACTAGCTTTGTTCGCTCAGCGCCTGTGATAATCGCTCCAGATCCCGCGCTACTTACATCAGAGAAATAGGTGACAGAAGTTGGTTTGTTCTGAATAAAAGCATCCCCAGAAGAGGCTGTCCAGTCGGCCTGAACGTTTACCTCGGCTAAAGCCTCAATACCTGAAAGTTTAGCTCTCTCATCAGAAGTAATTTCGTTTTTAGATACAGTGATATTATTAAGCACTGTTGGGACAGTAACTACCGTTGTACTACCCCCTGAAGCAATAGTGATCGTGTTAGCCATTATACAGAGACGTCTTCGTTGATTTTAAACGTACCATAAATTAAAGTTGTGACTTTAGTTTCTGAAGTATCTGTCATCTCGATGTCGTAGACATAAAGGCCAGACGGTCTGGTGAGCATTATGGCTGCCGTTGCTGTAAACGTAACAACCCCTGTAGCGTGTCCAGTCACATCATAAACTATACGTTTAGTAGCTCCAGAAGCATCGTCCAGAGTGCTCAATATAATATTGTCGTTATTATCCCCGTGAGTGGTTCCGTCTGTGTACACCGTATCATCAGTATCCGCAACTCTAACCTCCATCTTAAAGGAGTCATTAGAAGCAAGAGCTGTAACCCCTCCAGCATCTTGGATAGTCAAGGACATATCGAAAGTATCACCTCTTCTACAAGTGATGTCTACGCGCTGCGCCGTGTCTAAGTTTATTTGTGTAGCCATGTTATAATCCTCCTAATAGTTGTGAATCCATGCCGCTAGGATCAGAATCGTCTGGCAGCTCACCTCTCTTTTCTTGCCTTTGAGATAGTAACTTGCTTTGCTCAACTGCCTGCTTTTTTACTCGATCGTCTTTTCGGTCCTCTTTTAACACCTCAAGCTTCTGCTTAAAGTTCTCATCATCCTCTTTAAATCCAAGAGTAGCCTGAGCTTTAATCATCTCAATCTCTTTTCTAAATTCATGCTTAACGCTCTCTAGCTGCGTCTCTAGCTGAGCCTTGAGCTGCATTTCCTGAGCAGCAATCTGAGCCTCCATTTGCATCTCCTGCATCTTACCTTGAGACGCAGCCTGTGCAGAAGCTTGCTGAATCTGAGCCTGCTGCTGAGAGTTCTGCATAGCGATCTGCTGATTCATAGCGATACGCTTCTTTCGGCGAACCACTAACAGCCTCTCCGCTTGGTTAACATCTTTAAGCTGTCTCACAGCCATCGCGTCTTCTAAATCAAGCTCTTTTTGAGATAGAGAAATCTGGATGTTTTGCTCCAAATATTGCTTCTCAGTTTCCTCCATTTCTTTCACTACGTTAACCCCAAAGTTGTACATAGACAGATTTCGGAAAGAAGAAAGAACTCGCATGTTTTCTTTACCAATAGCGTTCTCGTAAACGCGATAAAGGATTGACTCTGGGTGAATTACCTGCAAACACTTAACTACATCCTGGCATACCTTCTTGTATAGAACCATAGAAGAGTTAGTAATATCGTATATAGCATTGTTACCAGCGGCCAAAGCTTGCTGACGAACCCCTACAAGAGCATCCCCTTTAGGAGAAGAGGCGTCCATAACTTCGTTAATCCCCGTGGCGTCGCGGATCATACGCAGGTAATGATTGTACAAGCCTATAAGCTCGTTTACATTTCTAATACTGTTGCCTATCTCACGGATAGGTGGGTTCTGAAAACCTCCCTCTGGGTTCTTGCTTCTATAATAGAATACACCCGTCTGCTCGTAGATATCATGAAGCTCTAGAGGTTGAAGCTCGCCTCCTTTACCTAACTGGACATTCTCTAACCCTTCGATATCAATGATAATCCCGTCAGGCTTAGCCTTCGCAACCGATTGCTGTAACTTTAAGTGAGCCAATTGAATTTGATCAGCGAAACCGATGCAGCTATCTACCATAGACTTAGGCATCATCTTAAGCATATTCGTAGCGCAAGCAGAATAAGAAAGCGTCGCTTTAGAAATATCGTGGACGTTTTTAGGTATATTAACCTCTTTACCGTAGTTGAACAGGAAATCAGTACCAAGAACGTAACAACCGCCATAGATGACGGCGTTCTCAAGCTTCTCTACAGACCGCTCATATACAGAGTTTAAAGGAGCTTTGTAGTTGTCCCCTTTCATATAAAACCCTTGGTTGCCGTATTTGCTTTCTTTCTCTTCGAAATAGATACAGTCAACAGCGGTAAACTCAAAATCAAGAACCTCGATCATGTATTCGTCAAACCCGTAGTTCGACGCATTATTATAAGCATCGTAAGAAGATTGGTTCAGCTTAGAAGCGTCATAACCATATTTCTTTTGAGCTTGCTTAGCAATTTCTTTATATTCTTCGTCCGTAAACTGATCAGAAGCAATCCGACGCAGCTCCTGAATAGGCATTCTTCTTACATGACCAGCGTACACCAAGTCGGAAAAACTAGGGTCTTCTGTGTAGCTATGTATAAAGTTCGCTGGATCTACGTAGTCGGTCTTAATCCCGTAAGAGGGATCATTAGATCTTTTAATAACCGCCATGCCTATCGTAGCCATATCGTTGACGGATCTGCGATAAATAGTATCGTTAAAATCATTCCAAGACAGCGTCATGTTTGTAGCTATCTGCGCTGCAATCTCAGAAGAAGACTTGATGTTATTCTCAAGAAAAATTTCGGCCTCTTCTAAGGTCTCTGGGACAGAATCAAGATCACCCGCTACATCAACCCCCGTTTTTTGCTTAATTTGACTAAGGGTTTCTTTCTGCTGAATCAACATCTCTGTCTTTCGTCTCTCGGCGTCTTTTTCAGAAGAAGAGAGAGGATCAATAGCCTCTAAGTTAGGGTACGGAGATAGAGATAAAATCTTGTTTACTACAATCCGAACAAATTTTGGCAGGATTGGAACAGGGGTAAAGTCAAGATTAAGCATGCTGCCGTCCCCATTATTCGGGTCTAGCGTGTTAAGTAGCTGCTTATAAATCTTAGTGTCCTGGGTTCCGTTAGCGTAGTCTCTATTTCGCGCAAAAACCTTAGATCTCTTGTTATATAATCCTCCCTCTTGGTCTACGTTGCCCCACTGCTTGTATATAGCTTTCGCATAGCTAAGGCCATACTCCTTTCCTTCTTTTACCTGTGCTGATGCGAGCGGGTCAGGGAATCCAGAAGCACTTTTACCTTTATCGTTGTACATTTACCGTTAGTGTTGCGAGATTAGCTCTTGCAAATATAGTAAAACTACAAGTGCCAGGTTTTCGGCTTAAAAGTCCTAAAGAACTGCTTCTCATTAAAGTCCGACTTAGGTTTTTCTTTCTTTGTTTTCTGAGCGCCAAGTAACGCCAGTCCAGAACTGATAGTCAAGTCAAACTTAGTCCTCTTGTCTATTTTGTAGCCAATCCAATCCTCTAAGGTCTTGTTGAAGTACATATTACCAAACTCAGCAGACTCTGGTTTTATACCTACGTGATCATGAATGTAAGCCTCGATAGCCTGAGCGTGAGACTGGATAACGTCCTGAGAGTTTGACGGAATACCTTTAGTTCTAACATTTACAGAAGAGTTCCCAGTCTTAAGATGATCGGGCCTATCCATTAGATAACCGTCATATCCTCTAGATTCAAAGTACCTGACAATACCATATTTGTTATTCTCTACCAGTAAAGGATACCCATAAAAGAAAGAGCACATAAGGACGTCTTCATAGAAGATACTGGCTAGGTCTGGACGAGAAGCATACTCCACTACAAACATATTTGCAGGGACATCCATGTTAAACTTATTGTACATATGGAGGGCTCCTTTAGATCCGCGACCATCTACAGTAGAGTCTAGATCGTATGAGTCAACACCGCCTACACCGATGTGTTTGTTAGGGGCTGTCTTCTTTCCTCTTTCCTCTGCTTTGTTATTCCTAAGATGATCAGGCGGCATCCAGGCAACTCGGAATCTTCCGTTTGGATCTGGAGAGAACACTACTTCTTCGTCTTTCTTTCGCCACACAAAGTTGCCCTGTACGACTGGATTAGGGTATAGGTCATCATTAAACTCTATCTGCTGATAAATCTTGCCTATATTGAATAAACTCCCCTCTATGCTGTCTCTAAATGCCTCATCTGTAGTGAAAGGGAACTGCCTAATAACCTCGTTAAGCTCCGAGGGGTCATCTTTAAAGGATTTTCTATCGTTTTTTAAATAAGTCTTACTGCCCTGGTCAATCATTTCCCCGTCAATTCCCTCTATAGGTTTCTCTGGATCTCCTATAACGGGGTTGCCGTGCTTGTCAAAAAAACCTTCGAGAGCTTCGTAAGCGGGAATAAAAATCCTATACATACCAGAGCGCGTCCGTCCGTTGTCGTTTCTTTGAGACGGATCAGAGTCATCCCATAAGTCTTTATATTCGTCGCCCCCTTTACTCATTGGGTTCACGGTACTGCCCACCAGGGCTTTG